CTAACTCGGACTACACGCCGGAAATGCTCAAGGGCAAGTCTAGCGACGAGCTAACTCTTTTAACCAATATGCTAACTCCTGAAAAAGTAGCCAAGCGCATTGGCGAGCAGGGTAAGCAATTTCAACACAACTCGGCTGATGAAGTCGAAGTTGATTTCACTTAAGGGGTAGATTATGTCAACTCAAGTTGTTTCTTTAGTCGCTGGCCCTGCTGGTGATCCAATTCTAAGCGAAGACATTGCGGCGGCGGCGGGTATTTTACCTGGCCACTTAGTCGAAGAAGGCGCGGCCGATGTAGCGGTTCACGCTGGCGCTGGCTTGAATGCTCAACGCCTATTCGCACAAAAAAAATTAACCGCATCCGGTGATATCGATACGGCTTATTTAAACGGTGAATTAGTTAGCTATGGCGCTTATCATAGCGGTCAAGAGGTCAGGGCTTTACTAGCTGCATCCGCTGCGGCAATCGTTAGAGGCGATCCGTTAGAGTCGGACGGTGACGGCACTCTCAGAGTGCTAACCACCGACACCGCAACCGACGATACACAACGGGATTCCGTTGTAGGTTATGCACTGGAAGCGGTTGACAACTCAGGCGGCGGTACTGTCGTTAAAATTGATATACGCGTAGCGTAGGAGAATTACATGATTAAAGTAAATAATGCTATGGGTCATTCTCGCGCAGAACATGCCGCGAATATCGCCATGGCTGGTGACGCCTGGAAAGGCTACGCAAATATGCACGAAACGGTATTTGCAGAGAACGGGCTAGACAAGTATGTTTTAGTTAACGCTGAAAACAAAATTGTTGCCCGTAATTCTAAGGCCGTAGAGTTGGTTAAGAATACTCTTTACACCAACGCAGCAACCACGCTTCGACATGAAGATTTCTTGGTTATCCAGGAAATGATCACCGAAGTCCGCCGCCGCAAGTTAAACGGTATTACCGACCTTAAAGAAGCTGGCTTATCATTCCCAGTTGCCCTAAGCGATCAAATCGTCGGCGTTGAAAATGTCAACGGATTTGGAGCGGCTGAACAGGAAATGAACCCGACCGGATATCAGAACAATGATACCGTTTTTGCTGAAGTGTTCACGCCTAACCCGATCACTCACCAGTCGTTTAGTGTTCCGTGGCGTCAACAGGGCTTTAATTACAAAAGCTCTGCCGGCCTTAAAGAAACTATGCGCCAGGTTGCTGAGCGATTGGAAGAAACCCTGTTTAACGGTAATAAAGTTTCATTTGGTGGCGCTCTTCAATCAATCTTTGGCTACACAACCCATCCTGATCGCGGAACCATTACGATTAGTCAGTGGGATCTTGTTGCCAATAACGATAAAATTGTTGATGAGGTTATCGCTTCAATTGGTAGCATGTTTGCCAACCAAGGCGGCGTGGAAATGGATAGTGTTATCCTCTATTTCCCCAAAAACTTCAAGGGCGCGATGGATCGTGATTACGTTAGCGGTTTCCCGTCTAAAACAGTTGCAGAACGTATTAAGGACATTCCTGAAATCAAGGATGTTAAATTCGCTGAAAAGCTTGCTGATGATAACGTTGTGTTTGTTGAAATGTCGGATCGTACCATTCAGTTGGCAATCGCAACTGACATGGTATCGGTGCCCCACGTTAAGACTAACCCAATGGCCGCGCAAGTAATGACTACTTATGCCGCAATGGTTCAGATTATCAAGTCAGATGATAACTCGAACACAGGTATCTTACACGCCACCGTCTAACGGTTGGTAACAACCCAATTAAAAGCCGCTTTATTGCGGCTTTTTGGGTGAAACTATTCAATCACAAATAACAGGATCTAACATGGCTAAAGCTAAAACTGAAAAGTATATCGTTATCAAAAAACATTGCCTTGGCCATAAGATCGGCGCCGAAATCGATTTGACCGAAGGAAAAGCCAAAGCTCTTGTTGGTAAGGTTCGTAAGAAGGATGAAGTGGAAGGCGAAAATAAGCTCGCTGAGGCTGCCGGCAAGTCTCAAGAAAGAGTTAACGAACTAGAATCCGAAGTCGCTGATCTTAAAAATAACGTTACCCGGTTAACATCCGAACTGGCCCAAGCAAATAAAAAGGCTAAATAATGGCAACTCGAGTTACCCCGGCAGAAGTAAAGGCTATCGTTGCAAGTGCGCTAGCCGATCCTATTGTGGAAACATGGATCGATGCAGCCAATGCCATTGTTAACGATAATTCTGATTGTATCGGTGGTGACGAGCCCTTATTGACACAGGTTGAATTATACTTGTCTGCGCATTTTTTGGCGCTAGTAGATCCTGACCTTGATCGATCTCGAGTATCGAAAGAAAAAACAGAACAATTAGAGACCGATTATAACGTTGCTAAATTGATGGGCAATGTAAATGATACGGTTTACGGAACAACGGCCAACATGTTAGCCAAGGGCTGCTTAACTGATGTAAATCAAGCCCCGGCAACTTTTGAGTTCTTCTAATATTTGTTTGTTTAGATGGAGCTATATATTAACCGCCAAAAGTTCGCCGCGAGCAAAGCTATCATTACTAAAAATATTCTAGTCTTAGCGTTATGATCTGACCAACATCTAAGGTCGTTCACAACCATTAGGCTGAGTACCCCGTTCAATACAATATATATAAGTAATAGGAAAATATTCATGATTGCTCCTTTTTATTTAACTGCCAGGCTTTAAGGTCTGGAATAGAAATCTTACTATCTTTCCATTCGTCGCCGGTTAAGGTTGGCATTTTAATTCCTACCAAAGATGTAAGAGTACCCTTCCAAAAAGTTTCTTCTTTATTTAAAGATTGAGATCGCCTTGAGGTGCACCAATTTCCACCACTGGAGTTATACAAATAAATATCACCTTCGAATAAGTCAGCATCAGGCAAATCCTTTAACCAGTGGCGTGGATCGTGTTTTGATACCAGGCTGGCGCTGCCATTAATAACATTTGTACCGTCGAGCATGAAAACGCTAAGTACTTTATTGTTATACTCACAACAAGCATATGTGTGATTTAAATACTTTACAGTTACGATGTCGGCGCACTCTGTTTTATACTCATCCCCAATTACCGCCGTGCTTAAATCAATCATTTGTGTTTCCTTTTTTAGTGGTGTTAGTGTGCAAAAGCAGCTAAGTCCGGACATGTGACTAGGGGTGCTATTTAGATGTTCGCTAATAGCCTGATCTTGTATTTCAATTGCTTTCTCCATTCTCTTTATTATTCTCGCCCTAAACTCTTTATTATTCGGAATAGCATCTTTACCCGCCAGTTCACACGCCAACATCCAAGCCCTCTCGGCCCGTATAACAACGTTCGGCGCGCCAACGATTGTAGTGGTTTCGTCAAGACCCAGCTCGTAGCGCATATTTTGCCATTGTTGACGGGTTACATAGCCAAAATCAGCATGGTCACATTCTCCAGTTAAACCACCACATTTTAATATTGATTTTATTTCGTCGTTTGACCATTCGTAATTAACCGCTAGCCACTCTAAATCTGTACGCGGGAGGAATTTGAAGTTTTCATGCAACTCGCACAGTGGTGTATAGCTATTATCAACCCAATAAACATCGACATCATCGACTGATTCTACCGTTCTAGTGCAGAGTGGAGATACCTCCCAAACTTGCCCCGCCATCGGTTTAACGTTTTTCATGATTTGTCCTTAAAGTTAATTGTCATAGCAAAACTATTAAACCCCATGCTATCAGCCGTCATGCCGCAGGTTGGTTGTATGCCATGGCTGTGAATTCCAATTTGACTGCCTAGCTCAAGATCTGGTTTATCATCTAGCATTGTTATTGATATGTCGGATATTGACTCGAATGTTATTTGCATGAATTTTGCTCCATTAATTCAGGGTGCTGGTGGATATTGCCGATTACCTCAGCGTCAAAGTTGGTTACAGCTCCATGCCGCGAGCAGTCACCAGACAGGAATTGATCATTGGAGAATCTTATTTCTTTGTTGTGTCTTCCTGCATGATACATACAATTGATTTCTTGACTAACAATATCGCCCTCATAAATATCAACGCCGATCTTGTCGGTTAATCCAGTGAATTGACCGATTGTATTTTCATCCACCACGTCATAAGACATGTCAGCGCCGCCACAGGGATCGTTCATTGTTGGCGCGTGTTCAAATGGTTCGCTTATTACATATTCAAACTCACAGTTCATTGATAGAAACCCAGTAATCATATGACCGTATTCGTTTATTCCTCTAAATTTAGTTTGACGCATTTTTAACCTCCAATTCATTAACCTGACTAACTAGCGTTTCGTGCTTTGGGTGGCTTTTATGCTCGCGCCGACGATAAGTTCTAAGCGCGATATCTTGCATCTTGCAAAACTCATCCAGTGAATACCCTTTGTTTCTAATTTTTCGTGTTAATACGTTCATTTAAATGCCCCCCATAAAGTCACGAATTTAACCCCGTCAATGCCGTTAACTGATGCGACAAGCCTCCCAGTAGTTATAACTTTATATCCAAAAATATTAAAACTTTTACCATGCTTGTTATTTGTCATTAAAATATCACCTTCTAGTATTGAAAACCTCATAGTGAAGTCCCCTGAAGCGTGAGTTGATATTATAGCCTTTTTGTTTTTGGGGAATTCTGTCGGCCAGCATTCACAATTCAAACTTTTTATACTTACAAGGTCGAGGCCTGGAAAATTCGCTTGATTCTTAAGCCTAATATCTGAAGACATGGAGAAATTCGTAGCGACCGCAGTAATGGGCCCAACACAGTCCTCACCGCCAGAGAATAGCCTTTCACTCATAACTCTAGGGTCAGAGGTTACATCGTACGCCGTCGCGCCGGCTAGTGGCCCGCCATGATTCCCGTTAGTGTTAACAAATCGTCCATTAGAGCTTAATAACTCGATAGATTTCGCTATGGGGCACTCTTTTGAGTGTGAGTTTGATTGATCGCAACACACACAATACCCGCTTATGCCATTGTCAAAGCTCATTACAGATTCGACTACTTTTCTTAATGTATTTATTAATTCATTCATTATAAAACCCTCGCCTTGTCATCATTGACACTACTATATTTTAATTTTGTCATCATTTCAACCCTATTTTGTAAAAAGGTTGATTAGTGTTAAAATCAATTAAATAGCAAGTTGATATTAATTCTACACGGCGGTTAAATGTCTCAAATACAAACGGCTAAAAGCCAGATCTCAAGGTACGGGTTTAAGGGTGCCGCAATTCTCACCCAAGTTAGCACCGTTGAAGATTTGGATAATTTATCTATAGCCGAAACCGACGCGGCACCTATTTCATTGTTGGCGTATGTTGGCTCTTTCCCGTCTAGCCGAATTGATGGCAAGATGATATTCGCCAACGATCGCCGGGTATTGGCTGTTCCTGATGTTGATTGGGACGGCACGATAAATGAAGAATCAAAAATAACTATTGATTCAATCCAGTATTCGATTGAGGGTTTCACACCTAAAAAAGTAAAAAATATTTTGGCTTACGTCGAGATTCAATGTCGTGGCTAAATGGGATATTGATGGCGCGAAGTTTATTAATATGTTTGCTGCTGATCTTCAATTTAAAGCAACTCAGGCTTATGAGGACGAAGCTATAAGAGCTGTTGGCGCAACTTTGCAGAACACACCGATTCATCTACAGGACGATGGCGGTAAATTATTGGCTAATTGGCAGATAGCAAGAAAGCCCAATAACCGAGTAATAAAAACATCAAACAAAGGTAAGGCCCGTGGCTTTGCCGAGAAAAAATTAAGAGGTAAGTTTGCCGTGGTTAATCGCCATGGAATTAAAAGCTTATCTGATAAATCGATGTTCTTTTTCAATAACTCGCCTTATGCTAGAGTGGTTGAATTCGGCGGATATCCTAAACCAGTTAAGGTAGGAACTTGGATTAAAAAAGAAAAGCGGTTTAGAAAATTATCGAGTCGAGGCTTTTCTAAACTAGCACCGCGAGGAATGTTAAGAATAAATGTGGCCAATATGAGAATGCGATTGCGTAGAAGGTTGAAAAATTTATGAGCTGGCTCGCGATAGAGAAGGCACTAATTAGATCGGTAACTGGTTTATCACTTGGCGTTCCAATAGTTCAAGAAAATGACACTGTTGAACGAAAGGGTAAGCAGGGCGCTAATGATATATGGCTTGAAGTTTTTAACCTTCCCGCTGGTACAATCCCATTAGACAAGAGTTTGGTCGATCAATTTAATGGTATATTTCAAATCAGTATTTACGGGTTGCAGAACAAAGGTAAAAGCGTTGTATTATCAATGCTTGATACTTTGCTTCCCGCGTACAAAACAGGGCAGGAATACACAGTAGACACTTGCACAGTAGAGATTGATTCCGCATCGCCGGAAGCACCTAGACCAGACGGATCATATTACATAATTGACCTATCAATAACTTGGTTTGCATATATCGACCGTTAGGGTTAATATTATTTCATTATTTTAAAGGGGCTTAATCATGGCTAGTATTGCGGGCGCACTGTCGGGAACAAAAGTATTTCTCGAAATTGAACAAACATTAGATGTTGGCGATTATATTCAGTTGCCTGGTGAAACATCTCACACAAATAACGACACTCTTGAAGCTATCGAAATTACCAATAAGTCGGAGGCTGATTTTCGTGAATTTCTTGAAAGTGAAGGTCGAAGGTTATTAGATATCTCAATTGAGGCGATTAACAACACAGCAACAGCTTATTTGTTGCTTTACACTGCTTACGATGCGAAAACATTTGTTCGCCTTCGCAGAACAGCAGGAACAAGAACGATTATTTCGCAATACATGATCACCGCTATTAGTGATAACCCATCATTGAATGCCGCAGTTGCTGACTCATTTACGTTAAGCTCTCACGGCCCGATCGCGGTATCTTGATATGGCTTCATTAGCTGGCGTTCTTAATGGCTCAAAAGTTATCTTGCTTGCTGAGACTACGGAAAATCTTGCCATTTTAATTGGCGGGCAAGTCTCTCATAGCAAGAACTTAGTAACTGAAGCTATTGACATATCAAACAAGTCTCTTGCTAATGTTCGTGAATTCCTTGAGGGCGAAGGTAAGCAGACTGCTGATATCACAGGCGAGATAATCTTTAGCACTGATACCGCCTATCAATTCTTGCTCGCTCAATATGATGCAAAGACATTCTTTAACCTCCAGGTTAGGTATGGGCCATCTTTAGATCGTGTTGAAATATTCGAAGTTATGGTCACCGCAATATCGGAACCAACAGAGCAAAATTCGGCATTAACAAGTTCCGTTACTTTATCAAGTACTGAAGGTTTCGAGCTAAATTTAGCGTTTCAATTTGCAGTGGATACAGGCACAGATTTTGCTGTAGATACGGCAGGAAACAAAGCATTAGGACGGGTTTAAAATGGTTGATTTTACTAAGAACAAATCATGGGCTGAAACGCAAGTAATTGAGGATGATGCGGATACAGGTAAAATAGGAAAATCGGATAGTCAACCGGCAATAACTACAGATGCAGACACGGTTAGAGAAAACGGTTATTTCGTTTTAAGCTCTTCCGCCTCCAATAAGCCTGCCGGATCATCTACTGAATACCATGCTTTATCAATGCGTGGGACATCAAATGTTCGCGGGTTTCATCTTGCGATCGGTCGTCAAAACGATGAGGTGTTTTTCAGGCGTGAAGATGCTTCAGTATATTCAGCATGGCAAGAAATTTTACATGAAGGAAATACAATTAATGTAAAATTTTCCACAGCAGCAATTACGCCGGGTACAGCAGATCGATTAACACTAGGAAGAACAGCAGAGTTACTTCAAAGTGATACAGTTATTACCGGCACTCAGTTCCATCAAGGTTTTCATAACCCTAACGGACAAGTAGGGAGTATATCAACTAATGGGGTATCCACCGGTTTCAATATCTCATCAGATCCTAGATTAAAAGATTTTAGAGTGGCCCCTACTGATATTGAAATCAATGCTGAATTTGATAAATTATTTAGTTGTTCTAGGGTGTTCAATTGGAAGGCTGAGCCAGCGGGTGACATAGTTTGGGGTTTTGATGCTCATGCTTGTATTGACGCCAATCTTGATTTAGGTGTTGAAGGCCGAGGCCCACGTGAATTAGCACTTGGGGAAATCTATAATATAATCCCGGCTGTAATTGAACAACACGACCAGCAAGTCCTGTATAAAACTGGCGACAAGAAAGGTGAGCTTCGTTTTAATACTGATGGTTCTCCAATGATGGAAACTGTTAATATTGTGGTTACACCTGAGATTGAAGAAAAAGTCTCACCAGCAGGCGTTGATCAATCTAAAGCGGTTCCTATTCTCTTAGCCAAGATTGAGCAGCTAGAGCGGCGATTATCAGCGGCGGGTTTATAATGGATAAACCAACCCGAGCAGTCAATAAATACGATGGCGAAATAAAGCTTAAAGTCTACGGCGTGGAGTACCCTATGCGATGGAACGCTAGGGTTTACGCTAAATTCAAAACTGAAACAGGTGTTGATCCTCACGCTTTATTCATGGACATGATTAACGAAGTCAACATTGTAAAATCATTAGGGACTTTCGAAAAAGAAACCGATCAGGCCAATACTGAATTAATGGCCCGGCTTTCCGGTATCGCTCAAATGCATTTGGCGGCATGGTTGTTTTATCTTGCTGCTAATGAGATGGACAGAGCTGTATCATTCGAGGAAATGCAGGAGGCTGTTCTTTTAGAGGGTGTTTCCGCCCACAAGTATACCCCTGACGGTTCTTTGGTTCAAACTTATCCTTACCTTGTCTTTGAGTTTGCTATTTTTGCCTTAAATATCGGCGAGCAACCAGAAGAGGTAAAAAAAAAGAAACAGAGTTTGACACCTTTGTTCATACAAAAATTAAGTTCCCTGTTCTCGACATAGATAATTATTTGGCGGCATGTTCAATTGTTTTGAATATGTCGCCTGAAGAAGCCTGGAATTCTAACCCCCTCCTAACCGCCAAAAGAATTCAACTCGTCAACCAAGCCAAAAACCCTGATGATCGCAGTAATAAAAAACCTGCCTGGTCACGCAAGGAGCTTTTGGCGATCACCAGGAGCTTGTAAATGGCCACAACCACAGAAAAGCTCATACTCGAACTACAAGCCCGAATCGAAAAATACAATCGTGATATCCTTGATGCTACGAAAAAGACTGTCACGTTTCAGAAAGTAACAGCCAAGGCATTCACTTCAATCGAAAGGGATGCTAAACGGGTAGACAAGTCTTTATCAAGCTTTGCTAAGGGCGTAAAAAAATCATTCGACAATGTAGGTAAAAACGTTGGCAAGGGCGGAAAGTCATTGACGGATTTTTCAGCAAAAGCTAAAAAATCGCTTGCGTCCGTTCAGAAGGATTCAAACAAAGCGGCTAAAGCCGTTGACAAACTCAGCGCATCGGTTAAAAAAGTACCTAAGAAAATCGGCGTAAGAGTCGATCTTAAGGTCAAAAAAATACGCGATGGCAATGACGCATTAGCAACAATGGATAAGCGAGCTAAGCAGGCAAGCGGATCACTATTTAAGTTTTCTAATGTTGCCAAGGGTGTTTTTGCAGCTATCGGCGCTAGGGCGTTCGTTAATTTCGCAGACAGTATCACGCTTGCTGATAATCAATTACGTAATGTAACCGCGAATGCAGAACAATTTAATTTTGTTCAAATGGAGTTAAACCGAATAGCGCGAGAAACCCGTCAGGATGTAAATGTTTTGACTGGGGTTTTTGCCAAGTTTACGCGCGCGGGTCAAGAGGCGGGATTCTCACAGCAGGAATTACTTGATTTTACTGAGAACCTTACTAAGTCATTCAAACTTGAAGGAAATACTGTAGCAGAAGTTAATTCCGTATTAGGCCAGCTTGTCCAATCATTCAGAAAGGGCAAGATCGATGGTGAAGAATTTAGGGCGTTAAGTGAAGGATCGACCCTGGCGCTACAGGCGTTAGCAAAACAACTCGGAGTAACGATCGGAGAGCTCAAAGACTTAGGGGCGCAAGGGAAAATAGCAGCAAGAGATTTGGTTGAAGGGATGAAAGGTATCGAGCAACAAGTTGATACTGAATTTGCCACTCTAGGTACAACATTTAGCGAGCTGGGAACAAAGCTTGGTAATCTATTAGCAAAGGGTTTTAGAGAATCGGGAACTCAGGACGTTTTACAAAATTTCGCAAAAGAAATGTCAGCAGGTATTGACGCAATAGAGTTTACATTTACGGATCTAGGCAAAAAAACGTTTACTCAATTTAAGTTAATAGAAAAAATTGGAGTTGACGCCGTTGGTAGGATTGTAAGAAAGAGTGAGGAAATAGGCGAAATAAGAGCACGGTTTAAAATAGAGACTGACACCACGGAGATAGATAAACTTAAGGATAGATTTAGTGTGCTTGTCAAAGAAATAAAAAGCGAAGGGGAGGACGCTGGATTTTTTGATAATCTTACAGAAACGACCAAGACGTTAATTTCAGACTTTTCTCTCTTAATAAGCAATGCTAAAGCAGCTCAACTATTATCTCCTAAAGCCGCTGTTAAGGAAGTTGACGATAAACGCAAACCCCTAGTTACTTTCGACGCTGGCGATGACAAAATAGTCGAACAAGGCGTAAGACGGCTGACACTTTTAGAAAATCAGGCAGAACAGGAACGACAGTTACTTGAAGCTGTTGAAGAGGATAGAGTATCCGCAATTGATTCAGCTGCTATAGCAAGAAATCAAAAGGAAATAGAGCGTATTGATGAGGGGTTCCTTCGTACGCTTGAGCGTCTCGGAACTAATCAAGAGCAAGTTGATGAGCTGTTAGCTATATTCGCAGAAGGCACCCTCCAAAAGCTAACTAATGATGAGCTGGCGCTCATTGATTTGGCTCAACGCGCCTCAGACGCCAAACTTGCCATTGTTGCAAAGGAAGTAGCTAAAACAAAGAAAATAAGAGACATAGCAAGAAAAAACGAATTGGCAACCACCCTAGGTACTGGTGGAAGGATACTTGCAGCAATAAGCGGTCTGTCGAAAAAAGGCACTGAAGTACAAAAAAACGCCGCACGAGCTTCTATAATATTCAATACCGCAGCAGGTATAGTTCGGCAATTTAAAGATACGCCATTTCAGAAGGCTTTACCCCAAGCTATAGCTGTAGGTCTTGAAGGTGCCGCGGCTCTCGCATCTATTGGCGGTGGCGGTGGCGGCGGGCCTGTTTCTGGCGGCGGGGCCGGAACAGATATAGACAGTGAAGAGCCCGGACAAACAGAACAAACCGTTAATATTACTGATATAACTGGCGGTGAGATAGCTAGGGAGACAATTCAAATTGTAATTAGCGATGAATCAGGTAATACTTTTGTTGATACGCTAGGAACTAGGATAAAATCGGCTGAATCAGATGGGCGGATATAATGATTATATCAACAAATAACAAAGTTCGAATAAATAACTTTACCACAAATGCAGTTGTAACTAGCGGTAGCGCTGCCAACGTTCGTGATGTGGACTTTAGTAAAAACATGGTTACATCTAGCACTGATTTCCGTATTGATATGGGCGCGGCTACTGTGCGCTATGTGGGTGTTCATGGTCTATCCTTGCCAATTGGTACAGTTGTTGAAGTCAGGGATGGGGCGACAGTTAAAGACACTTATACCACCACCAGGGATTCAAGGAGCTTGGTGTTTGATTTGGGGGCTGCTCAAGCGTTTACTAATCTTCGCGTTAACTTTAACGGTGCGGGCCAAAAAATAATAAGTTATATCGCCGCCGGTGATGCTATTGTTATTAGTTGGGGTGTTAATGCTGGTAAATCGTTATCATACTTTGCTAACAACCAAAGAAATAGATCGGTAGTTAACCAAAGAGGCTTGCCGACTTCATTTTTAACAGAACGCATATCACCTAAATTGTCGCTAGTTATAAACAATGAGCTTAAAGTATTTACCCAAGGTGATTTGCAGGACATTTTCACTCATTACAATCTCGATGGCGTTATATCGATTCGTGATTATGAAGAGGAAAACTTTCCTGATGAGGCTTGCGCAGCATTTGAATTATCTTCTGACCGGGTAATGGCCCACAATCAGACCACCAAGCTAGCTAACATAAGACTTAACTTTAAGGTTTCATGATGTCAGTCGAACATTATTTCATTGTTAAATTTACTGTGCCGACTGTTGATGTCGGTTTTGGTTCCCCTATCCCGTTTGCCGGCGGCACAGTCCCAGCTGTAACAAACAAAACCTATTCATTTACTAATACAGGCCTGCCATTACCAATTTCAGATGTATTTAAACAACTAACTAATGTAAGCGAAACATCACCCAAATTAAAAGCCGGCCTGGGTGTGGCCAGTCGCGCATCAGCCACTTTTACATTTGATGATTTTATTGGTGATCCTAATGAGGATAGCCCTAACCTTATTGCTGATCCTACTTTGGCAAAGCAAGGCTCATTTTTCCCGAAATTAAATCAACGCCAAATTATGTCAAACAAAGATGCTCAAATTGAGTTCTGGAAGTTTGAAGGCGGCAACCATACGTTAGTTAAAACGCATTTCTACCGCACAACCAAGCTTAAGCGAGGTTCTGGCATAAAATGGACATTAGAGTGTAAAGATATTCTATACAAGGCCGATCAAACAAAATCACAATTCCCCAGGTTATTAACTGGTCGGTTGAACTCAGCAATGACCGTTGGCACAACTTCGATCACGTTTCCTGGTGATGTGGCAGATTGGAGCTCAACAGCAAACATAGCAGTTGTTGGAAATGAGTTATTACCAATCACTAACGTAGCAGGCTCGAGCACAAGCGTAACCTTGACTGTAACTCGCGCAACGACGATTAATGTCGGTAGCCGAACGTATAGTAACGAAATACAAACTCATGATGCTGGTGCCGAGATCTTTAGAGGTCGATTATACGTAGGTGCCCATTTAGCAGATGTAATAACCGATATTTGGATCGATTCTGACATTGATGTAAGTTTCTTTAATAAAACGGAAATTGAAGCCGAAATAGACACTTGGCTGTTGAGCTATAAAGATAAAGTTGATGCTATTTATTATGAAGCCAATGACGCTATAGAAGTGCTCAACAATATTTGCGCCACATTCTTACTTGACATCTGGGCAGAGCCAACCGATGGAACATTGCAGGTTAGAGCAACTAACCCATGGTTAACAACAACGGCGACATTAACCGAAGGTGAAGAAATAAATTATAATTCTCTGAGAGAAGACGCCCCCGAAAAGCTGCAATATTCTAGAGCATACCTTTTATATGATAAGCAAAATCTTACTGAGTCAGATGATGATGTTCAATTCTTGCGCTCATCGTTGGGTATAAATACTGAATTTGAAGGCGAAGAGTTTCACGATCAGATAACTTACAAAAAAATGGCTAAGTCGTTAATCTTATCATCAACCTCTGAATCAGACGAAATTGCAGATACCAATACAACTCGATTTGTTCAACGTTTTAGCCGTTCCCCAAAGGTTTACAACTTCAATACGGAAGAATCCAAGTTAAATTACAATCTTGGTGATGTTATTGGCATTATTAGCCAAGATCTTCAAGATGAATCCGGCAATATTAGCACTGATATTCGTGCTCAAGTGGTTAGAATTACACCCCAGGAACGCCTTGGTAGAACATATGCAATCGAGGCTGTTACCTATAACCCGTTCGCTGGTTCAGTTGGTGGTGGCGATAAATTCATTACAGATACGTTTGATATCAACTTATTCGTTCAAGCCGGGGCACCTCCGGCAGCAGGGACATTTAATTTTATATTTGATACTGCCGTATTCGGTCAAAACATAAAGCCTCAAGCAATAGAAGTAGGCTCATTCCCTTCTGGTTCAATTGTTAACATTGTGTGCATTAATGGCAGCATATTGGGTGCGTTAGGTGGTATCGGTGGCGGTTTTACCGCTAACGGCACCGATGGCGGTGACTGCCTTGTAGGTAAAACAGGTGTTACGGTTAACGTTTACCTGAACGGTAACACCGGAGATTTAGGAAATGGATCATACACTTCTGATGGTGAGTTGATAGCCCCCGGTGGTGGTGGCGGTGGTGGTACGTTTTTCTCTCCTGGTGGTGGTGAACCTGATGAGGGTGGATCGGGCGGTGGCGGTGGTGCCGGCAAAAAAGGCGGTAACGGCGGTAACGGTCAAATCATAGCAGGCGTTAACGGTGAAGATGGCAACAATGCATTTTCAGTTAAGATAGGCGGCAGCGGCGGCGGCGGGTTTAACGATGCGTCGACCCAGGGTGGTGACGGTGGTGACGGTGGTAATGCTGGTGGTAATGGTGGCGGCGTCTCTGGCGGAACCGGTGGCGCCGCTGGTAAGGGTATATTATTAAATAGTGGCACAATAAATATATTAACAAACGGTGATACGGGGCGATTTGTTAATGGTAACGGTGACGCTCCCACATCGTTAACTTAAGGATATAGTTTTTTGTGGGTCGGCTGATCCTTGAAATTATAAAGCCCCAAGGAAGGGGCTACTTACTTTTAATGTGCAGCCACAAAAAGCACCCACAAACCAGAATAAACCCGATTAAGAATATGGCACCCTGTAAGTTAGGCATTATTTTCTCATGTCCTTGTTTGCGCTACTTCGAGTTGTGCCAATCCAATATGTGACTGAGCCAAGCCATGCAGTTAAGAACGATCCGAACAGCGTGTCGATTAACCTAATGTTATCCTCTGGTATTTTGAACGCAAATAACGCCGCGGCAAATGCCACTACAGACACGCTTAAAAATCCACAGAGTAACGCTGGCATGATTGAGTGTTTATTGTGCTCTCTCGCGTGCTGAACATCACCCAGCTCGGCAGCTGTCAGTTCATTGCCCAATTCAGCCATGCGAATCTTAAACGAGTTGTTAGCCTGCTTAACCTTAAGCATAATCTCTGGACTGGCAGTGCCGATCACATCAGCCATCTGCGTTTCGTCTTTAACTTCCTGCCCGGTAGCATCAGCAACGGCTTTGAGTGCCAATTGAGGCAGTGTAGCGCCACCTGACAGTATAGCCATTGCGATATCTGGCGCGTATTCTTTTAGTTTATCTAACCATTTCATGATAGTTTCACCTTGCTTAATTGATTGCGATCCCAGGCAATACGGAATTTATCCCAGGTTGATGCGCCGAGCTCGGTATTATAAATTCTCTTGTAATACTCATAGATGGCTTTTTTATCGTTATGGTCTGGTAGGGCATCCCTATCCATTGCGTACTTTAAACGGGCCATTGCGCAGGCATACATAGGGGAAACAATTAAATTTTGATGTGCATTTAATGGGGATTTTTTTATCATAAGTTTTTTTATGTGCATTGCGAATCTAGGTTTTCTCAAAGCATCACAATTGCGCCAAATATCATTATGCGTAGTAGGTTCCATTTGCCAGATGCCTAATGCTGGACCATTGTCACGCTGCTTTATCCAATACCCACAATTAGATTCTGGAGCGGCCGTTGCCAATTTTAGCATCCTGGCGTCAAGGCTATCGTATCCCCGACCCATGTATTTAAGCGTTGGCACGATAATATGATCTAGTAATTGCTGTGCTTGCATTCCTTTCTCCTAATTATATTAATTTATATCACTTAACTGATTTTAAGATGTTTCCAATCGATTACTTTGATTTCCTCAACGATCCCGGCTATCTCATTTAACCTTGATATTGCCCGGTTAAAATTCGACTGTGAGACATCATTAAGTATCGCGGCCTGGGTTTCGCTGCGACCCTTAACCAAGTGATCGATAATAGCCTGTTTCTGCGTCTCGCTGCTCATCCTGGTTAAACTGATAAGTAGATCGACTCGTTTTTGGCATTCAAGTCCGCGAACTAGCATTTTCATTTAGTCACCTTTGCGCCCGAAGGCGCAGTTAGGGGTTGGCTTAACTGGTTTCAAGATCAATGTTTGGTATTATCGCTTCAGGTTTGAATATCACCCTGTACTGATAAACATCAACATCGGAAGATTCAACCTGTTCTGCAAAATAGGTTACATTGTCAGAAAGCCCTAAATAGTGTTTTTTGAATTGCTTACGCCCCGTCTTGCATGTAACGGCGATCTTTGTTGATGATGGTTCGATAGAACATCTGCCTTCTATCACAAGCATATATTCACCTGTGATTCCGTTATAAAAAACTATGCGCCGGTCGATTTCAAACATGTCGGATGCTTTCGATAAGTTGCTTGATGCTACGCTCGCATCAGTACACCCAGTTGTTACGGCCATAATGACCATGGCTGTTAGTATTAGTATTTTTTTCATCTTTAAATCCTCTATTGATTGATTAAACGCTTTCACCCAAAAGCCGCAATTAAGCGGCTATAAGGAGCTGTTTGTTACTCACCACCTTTGCAGGTTCCCTGCTGGTTTGGCTTGATAACTTTAACTCTAAGGGCTTTCCCCCTGCGTTTTCATTGTTTTATCCTCTGATGGTTGATATTAAAATAACTATTTTGGCACCACAAAGCCCCAATTAAGGGGCCTGTTTGTTCTTTTTTTTGTTACTCTGGTTCAAGTTTGATATTGATTTATATCATTACCGTTTCGATCGTCTGAGTTAATCATCGCCATGTCATCACTCTCGGCAACGCCACAATACCCATAAGTTTCTTGTAATCGCTTAATTACGAATGCTTTAATTTCTTCTAATACTTCGTTTTTCATTTTTATATTCTCCGTTAATTAAAAATAATTCTTCAAAATATCCTCGAGGTTTTTCAACGCCTCAATACTGATATTGTTGTCTTTATCTTGCTTCCACTCGAATAACTCTGTCAATAAATCGTTGGGTATGCCAGGTTTAATCACTAATGGTGAATTATTTAGCTCACCTTGAAGTATATTGGCCAGGGATTGTTGTTCTATTGATTTCATGAATTTTCCCAATATCTTTTTTGATTTTGATTTTCATCGTTGCAACACCGGCACCATGAGCTTAACCCAATCTTTCTTGATCTAGCTTCGTTGAAAAATTCAGTGTCAGCAGGAAGGTAGTCATCGCAATTACTGCAATATTTCAAACGTTCACTCATTTCAAATTTAATTTTTAATGGCCTGCCACTTTTTGGAATTGAGTTATCAAGCCAAATAGGTGAATAACATCCGATCATTGCCATTGCATCCCAAATTCAAGATCCAGCTTAGCTAGCATGACATCCATTTCGCCGGTAAATATTTCGATAGCTTCGTCGAATAATTCCATGGCATTCTCATCGCGTTCTATTTCGATTTTATGCAGCTTTTTACAGTTAACCATACGCGGGTCAAACTTGGCCACATGCCAAACATCAAGGCCGGATACCCACATGTTGAATTGGCATTGGTGGCGTTCTTCGTGCTTGATTTTGTCGGCAGTAGCGAATTGAATAAATACTGAACTTGACCATGGGCATTTTAATTCCAATCCGCCATTAATTTCTTCAATTATGCCATCAGGACTCGCGCCAGCTCGCATTAAGGAATTTTTATAAACAAATGGCAACTCGCACACTGAATTAAATGTTAGCGCTTCGTATGCTTCCCTGGCTTCTTCTTCATGATCCTTACCCCATTGTAATGGCCTGGCTTTGATATCATCCGGCACCCGGGGCGCAGCTATGGCGGCAACTAAATCAGACATGTAGGTTTTTCGGCCCTGGGTCGACGGTGGCGCAATGGTATAATCGGTGCCGTATTCGACGCCTTTGGCGCCACGCTTAGTTGCGAATAGATGCTTAGCATTGCTGGCGGTAAATACGCCAAACCGTAGCACATGCCAATTATCAGTTGATTGTTCGACACTTGGAACATCAAAAGGAAAGATATCATTAAGCGATTCTAATTCATCGATAAAATTTCTCATTAGCTGCGGCCCTCTACCATACTGTTAACAAAAATGTGGCCTAGCGCAGTAAGCTTTTTGTTACTGCCTCTTTTTCCGTCTAGCAAAAAACCGCCTTGAACCATGATGTGATATGCAGTACTTCCCGACCAATATCCGTTCAGTTGATCTTTCAGGTTTTTGTAAAGTTGCATTCTCATGGTATCAATATTCTTAGTTACGCTGTCGCCAACCCAATGGTGACGAAATAAAATATGTATCACTTTATTTATATCACTCATGATTTTGCATTCTCCATTTTTTTAATAATGCTGACAGATTCGTCGGCGGTCACATCGTTGAGTGATTTTATTTCGCGGCCTAAGCCTTTACTAAGCCAAGGTAAATATTTATCCGCTGATTTATCTTTGAATAGTAATGTCAATTTTTCGCCGTAATTTTCGACCGGGGCCGGGGTGATGTCTTTTTCAGTTCGGGCCAGGCCTTCGTTGCCTTCCATGTTTAAATGTTCGATTGCCATGTTCAAGCGCGGCACTGTAGGCCAGTATTTCGATGCTCGTTTAACAACCTGGCCATCTCATTCCAGTGATTTTTCCATGGGCCATTTTTAGCGCGGGAACCATTTTGAACTATGATTATTTCATCCTTTGACATCTCATCTGTCAGGAAGTCACCCGACGGTAATTTAACCGTACAGTAAGCGCCGATTACATCGCCACGATCACCGAATGGGTTATAATTATGAGTTGGCGC